TGCCATTACCAGTTGTTTCAGATGCTTTTAATGCATCAGAACAAAAGATAATACGGCCTTCATTTGCTGAAGCCGATGGTAAATTAGCGAACAAAATCGCTGTGGATGTAAAACCGTTATCTGAGATAACTGGTCCTGAAAAAGTAGTATTTGCCATATTAAACCTCCTTGGTTGTATAGACCAGCCACATAATCTCTATACCGTCTGCTAGCTCAGTTTATGTGACTTATTTTGCTAGACCTTTAATATGACATAAAAAAAGGGCGGATACAACCGCCCTTTTTGAAAGTATTTGTTTATGAAAAAACAAATGTTCCTATTAGGAACCTTGTGAACCGTATACACAACGTGGATCTGAGAAACCGAAAGAATATCTCTCTCTAGCTTTGTATCTCACGTTACCTGTATCGAAATCACCTTCCATAGCTGTCGCTAATGGAGTTCTCACGAAGTGCTTGAATCCATTAGGTGAGTCGGTCATGATGAAGTATGCATCAGTATCTGTTAGATAGTGATTTACTCTATAACCTTCAGGCAACATTGACATGTTCACTAATGCGTTGATGTCATTGTCGGCTGTACCTGTTCTCAATGTTGAGTTAAGGATTCTATCCGCTACGAACATTAATTGAGGTGGGACAATCATTTTTCTTGCTTGTACAGCAATCTTTAGTCCTCTCTCATCGATGAATTGAGAAATGTCAATCATCGCCTGCTCGAGTGATGTTTCGTTAAGGTCTGCATCGGTTGAGTTTCTATTTGAGAACGAACCACCACCTGTTGTTGGGTGTGCTGTGTTCACAAGAGAAACGCCGTCACCACCAGCAGAAGCGCCGCCTGTAAACGCATTATTTAATACGTTTGCTGCTTTGATCTGCTTTGTGTGTGCCATTGATCTTGCCAATGCTTTTGTGTAACGAGCTGATAATCTGTCATAAAGATTATCTTCCACAGCTTCTTCAGTAATAGAGAATGCTAAAGCTACGGTTTCATGTGAATAACGTGCTGTGTATGCTTCGTTTGCAGAGTCAAATGTTACTGCTGCGCCCTCTTGCTTCACAGGTGCGTTACCAAAACCTGTTAACATTACTTCTTCTTCGAAAGCTCTGTCTGATGATTCTTGATTAAAGATTTCAGCGTGTTCGTTTTCGTACTTTTGATATTCCAAGCCAAACAGTGCGTTTAGACCCGGCTCCAACTCTTTAACGAGTTGACTTCTAGATATAGCCATAGATTAACCTCCTATACGCCTGCTGTATTTGGTGCATAGAAATGATCGTTGATCTTTACGATTAAGTTAGCGTTATCGCTACCTAAATCGCTATTATCTGGATCTGCTGTCACACCAACTACTCTCAACATTAAGTCTGTTGTAGCAAGAGTTGATGAGTCTAATTCACCACTTGATATACCGTTCGTTGTGTTACCATTTGCGTTTCCAGCAACATCAGCGTTCATTCCAATTGAAGTCTGAGCAGAAGTACCATCAGCCTGAATCAAAAATAATTGATTAGGGTCATCGTACACTCTGATCTTAATATCAGCGGAACCTTGAGTTGTAGTTGTATCTGGAAAGTAATTAGAAAATGTCGGCTTACCGTCTGCTGCTGTATATTCAATACCGCCTGCAACACCCAAAATTTGAGTATCGCTGTCGCCTGCAACGACTACGTATCCGTCAGATCCTAGTTTTACAACTGCACCCTCAAAAATATTCCCTGAGTTATTACCAGACTTCACAGCGTATGTGGAAAAACCACATGAGTTATAGTTTCCGCCTAATTTTGCAAGTGGGCGTAAACCAAAGGCTGCGTCTTTATTTGCCATAGTATATACCTCCTAAGTATATTTTAGTTAATTAATCTTCGGTTGGCTTTGGGCCTCCGAAGCTTACTCTACTTTGCCTTTCCCTATGGATTGGCATGTTAGGGTGCTCGTCTTTCATTAAGTCGTTATCAACACTCTGCATTTGGCCTTCTGTTTGAGACTTGAAGTACGCATCACGTTGCTTCTTAATCTCAACTGGACACCGCATAAGAATAAGTCCCCCTATTCCTATGACGCCTTTGAACTTTCCGTCGGCTATTGCCGGTATATCAAGACGATCGCCGTATGTATCTGATTTAACAAATTCATACCCTTGTCTTAACCTACCGTTGACATTCTTATCGTCAGGTATTCCACGATATTCGTATCTTACCCATCGATGATGCCAGCCTTCGTCAGGTTGTGGCGCTTCGAGTGATGAAGGTGGTACCCATGCTTTTGGTCGAGCTTCCGTTTCACGGGTTTCCAACTTGCGTGAAGTTTTGTTTATCTTAGTTTCATTTTCCATATTATTACGCCTCCTTCACGTATCTAGCGTACTCTTCTAACGGCACACCTAGCCTTTTGGCTATTGCTACCTGTGAGGGTGTGAGCCTTACAGATCTGCGTCCATCTTTATTTACGCGCTTCGCAGAAGCAACCGTTTGGACGGGTTTCGATTGCCTTCCGACATTTGCCTCACCGGAAAATTTGTGAGGAAACTCTTTTCTCATTCGAGAATTGATTTCATTATAGTATTCATCTGACTGTGCGTCAAATCCTTCTTCTTCAATAAGTTTTTTATGAATTCCGAAGGCAGCGTACGTCATGGCCTCGTCCTGACCAAACCACGCGTTCTCTCTTGCCCATTTTTCCGCTTTTGGATCGGGTTGTTGAGGTTGTGGTTGTTGATACTGCTGTGGTTGTTGAGGAATTGCCTGTGTTTGAGGTTGAGCCGCTTTCTCTTCTTCCAACCTCTTTGTTGCTTTAAGACGTTCATTATCTAAAGTCAATTGAGCAAGTTGTTCTTGTGCTTTGACAATAGCGTCAGCATCTCTTGCTTGAATAGCTCTTTTTAGATTGTCTTTAACAACTTCAGTTTGAGTCGTTACTCGAGATTCAAACTCACTCAAATATCCTTTATCTAACTGAGAGTATTTGGTTTGGCTTTCTTCGTATTGCTTCTTTAATCCTTCTGCATACTTTAAAGCCTCTTCTCTTTGTCTTTCAGCTTCGCGATATTTTTTAGTGAGATTAGCAATTCTCTTTTTAACAGATTCACTATAATCATCTAAACCATCTGATTCTTGTGCTTGTTCAACGTTCTCTTCTTGTGTTTCTTGAACGCTTACTTGTTCTTTTACTTCACCGTGATGTTCTGTTTCTTTTTCATTTTTAGATTCTTGTTCATCTAAAACAATTTCCACTTCATCACCGGAAGTATCGATATCTACCATTTTGGATTTATCTTCTGCCATGGCTACCTACCTTTCTACCTTGTCTAGTTTTACGTTAGACGGAAGAATACTCATTGGATCGTCGACTTGTGCAATGATTTCATCATCGTTCACAACACGCAATTCCCCACCGTCAATATACAATCTGGATCCGGCATATTTGGTAATAACTACCCAATCGCCTTCCTTGCACCATGGTCCATCGGGGAAACGATCTTTGTCTTTGTAAGCTGAAGGTCCTATCTTCAAAACCTTACAAACGTTTCCGGCAATTTGTGCCATGCTAATTGTATCGTCGGTTAAGTAAACACCGCCTTTTGTTTTTTCTTGAAGTCTGACTGGTAATAATAAAAGTCTCCAGCCAGTTGGATTTGGTAGCTTTGCAGCTTCGGATTCTTCCTTCTGTTTTTCTACCTTTTCTTTTAAGTGCTTAGGCACTATCAGTTTCGTCATCTATTAGCTCCTGTTTTTTTAGCAGGTCCGAGAGTTCCTGTAAAATGTTAGTATATGCTAAATGCTCACCGACAAGTTGTTTATACTCATCGTAAGATTTTGCATTACCATTACTAATAGCAGACGAAATGTCACTTTGTCTAGTCTTAATTATTTTTTTTAAATGGTCTGTAAATCGAATTATATCCACGTTTATAAATTAGCCATATGATTGCTAAGTCTTTTTGCACGATTAGGGGTTTGATTTGCCCACCGCGAATTCATCATTTCGCCCGCACAATACTTGTATTCTGCCTTTTTTAAATGGCTTAAAGCACGTTTAAACTTACGAACTCCTGCCTCACCCATTTGATAAACCATGTGAATAATAATGGCTTTGGCTTCATCTTTAATGTTCCAATCACCACATATATTCATGGCACCTTCACAAGCACGAGAAAAATCTTTTTCAAATAACTCTTCCCAACCTTCTTTAGTTGTAGGAATTTTCTCACCGTCTATTATTTTATGACCATAGCCTCCAGTGGGAAATCCCTCTGTATCAATATAAACTTCTAGTCGATAACCTTCTTCTTTTTTAATCTCATTTTTTAAATCTTCTAAATTCATGATCCTATTCCCCAATGTTTTTCATGTTCGTCTATTTTTTCTTTTTTAAAAAAGTTAAAAAACTTTTTTATTAATTTAATCATTCTGTTTTTTCTTTTTTGGAAATCCTTTTTTCATATTTTCCCAAGCTTCTTTTGAAATAGTTGAGTTCTTTTTTGATCTACTTGTACCTGCTTTTTTTCTTTTGTTTATATTAGCCCATAGTCCCGGTTTCTTTTTTGTCATCGTCCTTGACCCCTATATTTTTTAAAGTTTCGTCGTTTATGTTTATTCATAGTAGACCAACTGATTCTACCGTCTCCCATTGTAGTCTTTTTGACAACATGATCAATAGTGCTATTTGCTACTTGCTTCTTCATGTTCACATATAGCGCATTCACACATGCATGTTTGTTCGCAATGACACATACATCCACATTTTATGCACTTCATTTTGTAAGTTTCTTAACTTTTTCAAATGATCTTATGCCCGCCATACCTAAAAGAGCCATGACTAAAGGCATTAAAACACCCATATCTAATGCGGGAAGAGGATCATGTTCTATGCTAAAAGCAGCAAGAAGAAACATAATAAATTGTTTAGCAACATATTCCCAAAAAATAGCAAGAGCACAACTCATGCCTATGAGGGGCCTCCACGACCGCTGCATAATACCACCAATACCAGTGGCAGTAGACTGAGCGTCCGCTAAATTAATATCCATTTGTTTGGAATTAATTTCGTTCTCTAATTCTTGAAGTTTAATTTTAATCTGACCTTTTTCCTCTTCGGATGTGTGAACACTGTCGATAACTTTACCGACAGTATCCACTAAAGATCCGCCTAAAATTTTAGATAACATTTATTAGATGATTTGAGCTAAGGCCCAACCGATAGCTATACCGATTACAAGCCATTTTTTCTTTGGGTGTTTGTCCCAAAGATCCTTAATCCATGCTTTCATTAGAATACTCCTTTGAATGGTTTCTTTTTAACTTGAATTGCTTTCTGACCTTGAGTTTTAGACTTCGAGGGATCAGTTGGTGCAGTCTTGAAAGGCACCTTGCCGTCACCTGTCATCTCATATTGAGATTTTGTGTCCATTGACTTATTATTTTTCATGGGGGTTAGTGTATTGTATAATTTCCATTAATCAAGCTATAATCTGGAAATTTTGCAAGCCTTTCGATAGCTTTTTTTGTGTCTATAGCACCTAAAGATGCAGTCATTACACGCTTTCCAACACCTAATAAGGCACTAGAGATTGTAATGCCGTCATAACCCTGCATAATCATCAAGGATACTATTTTTTCAACATCGCCGACAACCATTTCAATGGTTGCTTCATCGATTTCAGGCAGTCTTTCGTTTTTTGGATTTTTTTCGTTTTTTGACATTGCTTTTACCTGCCTCACTCAACGCAATTGCGATAGCTTGCTTTTGAGGGCGACCCTCCTTCTTTAATTTTCTTATATTAGCACTAATAGTCTTCTGACTACTACCTTTTTTTAGTGGCATTTTTTGTCGCACCTTTCTTTTTCTTGGTTATGTAACCACCTTTGCTTACATAACGAGCAGGGGGTGTTCCGCCTCTTAATACTTGAGCTATTTCGTTGCGGATTTCAGACGCATCGACACCTTTTTTCTTTTGCAATAACTTCATTATTGCATTTCTTTGCTCAGCAGTAAGTTTTTTAGGTATTTGGGCCACGATTTCCTCCCATTGCTTTTGCCATTGTAGTTTGTGCTCTTAAATTTGCAATGTCTTGCTGTGTTTGAACTCGTTTATCGGTCTGTTCTTCTTGAGATTTGATTCTTTCCCGATCAATTTCGAACTTTTCTTCTTGTTCTTTTTGTCTCATTTGCTGTTCATTGAGCTTTAACAGTAAATCTTGTTGTTTGAGATCGATCAACGGATCACTTTCACCTGTTTTTTCTAAATATTCTTGCTCTTCCGCCACTGCATCGTTCGTCATTTGAGCAATGACCTCAGCAATTTCTTTTTCATTCTGTGCTTGGAACTGTTGGAGAAGCTCTGGAGGTATCTGACCACCAAATTGTTGTGCTTGTTCTTGAATCACAGGAGCATTTTTGGCTTCCACTTGCTCTCTTGCGAGTAGTGCGATGTGTTCTGACACGTGTGCTTGCAATGCGGTTAGCACCGGTGGATTATTTTTCACTAAATACGAACTCATAAACGCTCGGTGAGCATTAATATGGGCTTCATGATTCTGCCCCGGAAACGGCTGCATTGGTTGGCCTGTTAGGCTTGCCGCATTTTCCATACCCGGATCTTTAGGGGTAGGCTGTTGGGGTGGGGGTAGGATCAATTCTATGTTTTGAACGCCTAATGCTTCATACATTCTTCTGTATGCTTCATATAAATTATGAATTTGAGGATTCGATTGAGCTAATTGTAATTCGGTTTGTGCCAACGTAATACGTTGTGCCATGGAGAAGATGTTTGGATCAGATACAGGAATGACATCGACTCTGTCATCAAAGTCTTGCATCTTAATCATACGATTACCGCCGGCTACATTGTATGGATATTCCGGTGGTAAGTATTCGGCGAAGACGCGTGCTAGGATTTTAAACTCTTTGCGTTGTGCGTGATGTAATCTTTTGTGTATCGCTGACATGACCCGCGCACCACGCTCCATGATTGCCATGGTGGTACCGACAGGATTAGCTTGAGAACCTTCCCCTAACTTCTGATCGGCAATGGCTGCAAATCGTGTTCCTGCTTCCACACAAAAACCCAGTAACTGCATGAGCACTTGATCGGGTCCTTTGTACGGTAAAGGAAGTAACCCTTCTCTTAGACTTCCGCCCGGTGCATCCACATCTCTAAACTCGCCGGGTTTTAAAGGAGAGTCATCATCACGAATCCGTAGCCCTCTTGCCTTAAAGCCGGCAGGCAAATTCGAAAGAGTACCAGCATCTAGTAATTGTCTTAGGGCTGCCGTGGCAGTTCTAGATAGACCGCCAATCATGTGAATCAATCCAAAGCCATAGAATCCTAGACCCGGTAAGAATTTGTAGTGAACAAAGTATTCTACTTTTCTTTTTAACGGATCGTCTTCTTTGTAGTTTCTTCGAATTGATAAAACTTC